GAGCCGTTGTACCTCGCTTTGGGAAATACCGGCTTGTAGTACCGCATGGTCTTGTCGATGAGCTCCGAAAGCTGCGGGTAAGTCTTGCGCAGGATGAGCGCCCGGTAGTGTGGGATGTGTACCTGCCGCAGCGCCTCGATGATCAGTGCGTCGCTCTTCCCGCCTCCGGCCGCGCCCCCGTAAAGGGCTTCGTCCTCGGTGCGGGCCATAAAAGCTGCCTGCCTCGGCTGCGGCGACCAGATCACCGGCCGTCCTTCGTGCCTTTTTTTCTCCATTCTGTCCGCCTCCCCTCTGTCGCAAGGCCCGGTGCTTCACGCCCCGCCAAGCTCTTCTTGTCTCGCTCAGACTTCCCCGGTCTGCCAAAGGCTCACCCCTCTGGGGGAGCTGTCGGCGCAGCCGACTGAGAGGGCTACTCCACCATCACCTCCGGCCCTTTTTCCTCCCGGCTCTCGGCTCCGATCTCCACCAGCGGTGGGGCATCACCCTCGCTCTGGCTCTGGCCGGGTACCATTGCCGCGGCCTTTTCGGCCACGGTCATCAGCACGGTGGCCATGGCGGCTGCATTTTTGTCGCTCATCACGCGCTCACCGTACCGCTCCAGCTGAGCGTCCAGCAGCTTTCGCTCCTCGCTGTCCAGCTGCCGGTCATAGCTGTCCTCGGCAGCGTACAGCACAAGCCCCGTCTCCGTGGCGTCCGCCAGCTCCTCGGCGTCGCTCTTGAGCAGTGTGCCGACTGCAAAGCAGCGGGCGCGGATGTCCTCGTCCAGTTTCCGGTGGAGTCTGGCCTGTACCTGCGCGGCCCGCTGGCTCTCGTCCACACGGCTCTGCAAATAGCTCACCTGCGCCCTCGCCCCGAGGCTGGCCCGGATCGCTATCTCCCGTGCAGCAGCCTGCCGCTCTTTTGCAAAGGCGTCGCTCCGGCCGGCTTCCTCGGCCATCCAGCTGCGGATGGTGCTCTCCGGTACGCCGTACCGCCGGGCTACCGCACAGATGGATCCAGACGACAGCATGGCCATCAGCACCTCGGCCCGCACCTTCGGTGGGTACTTCCGCCCCCGCTGGGAGCCCTTTACCGTGTTTTTGCAATATGCCCGCTTGGCCACCGCTCTGCCTCCCCTCTGTCGCAAGGCCCACGCTTTTGCGCTTCGTCGGGCCTGTTTCGTCCCGCTCAGGCCTGCCCGGTCTGCCAAGGACTCCCCTCGGTAGGGGAGCTGGCGAGCGAAGCGAGACTGAGAGGTTCTTCCTTCCCAGTCTACCGCCGCCGGAAAAACAAAACTACTGCGGACATTTTGCCCGCAGTAGTTTCTTGTATGGCAAACAGGCCGGGTCTCCCCAGCCATCCTTCGAGAAAGGCTCCCCTCGCCAGGGGAGCTGCTTTGCAGCGCCGCCGTCAGGCGGACTGCAAGGCTGAGAGGTTTTCCTCTCACATCAGCCCTGCCGCCGCCGCATACACCGCAACGGTGCTCAGCGCCTCCAGCTCCTTGTGGTAGTAGGTCGTCCGCCCGATGTGCAGCTTCGCCACCACCAGCTCCTCCGGCATCCCGTCCAGATACCGCAGCTGTAAAAGCCGCCTGCATACCGGGTCTGCGGCCTCGTAGTAGTCCATCGCCAGCGCGATCACACCCGCCCAGTCGCTTTTTTCCTGTCCACAAGCCCGCAGCTCCGCCCGCACCCGTCGTTTCTGCTCTCTGGTCAATCCCTCGCCGCCTTTCTTCCGCGCGCGTTAAAACGCAAAATACCGGTACTTTGTCTGTCAGGTGCGAACTTTCGCACCCTCCCGCTTTACCATCACCACATAGCAGCGCAGCTCGTCTGCGTCCCAGCCCTCTTTTTCGTCGCCCGGCGCTTCCGGCTCCGGCACGACGCACCGCACGAACCTCCAGCCCGGGTATCTCTGCTCCCACCAGTAGGCGTTGTCCTTGCAGTCGGTGCAGCCCTTGCGCAGCTGCTTGCGGCTCCATCGGGTGTCGTTGGGGGTGTGCTCCACCGGCAGTGTCAGGTTTCGGGTCTCGTACCACCGCATCTGCCCGTGCTTCTCGAAGTATGTGATCAGGTCGTCCAGCCTGTTTTGCAGATTTAACCGGTCGGCGTTGGCTGTGCCGAGGCTCTCCACGCTGCCGTCCGGCCAGCGCACGGCCCACTTGTCTTCCAGCAGCTGCCGGAACTCCGCATTCTGCCGCATGGTCAGCCCTTTGCACTCCACCAGCAGATGATGGTGGTACCGCCCGCTCTTCCGTCCGCAACCGGTCAGGCCCATCACCCGCAGCTCGGTGCCTGGGCCGTACAGCTTTGCGATGGCAGCCTTCACCCGGCGGATGTAGTTGCGCAGATCCCGCTGGGCCTGCTCCATGCTCTCCGGCAAAAAAGCCTCTATGTAGGTCAGCGTCAGGTAAAAGCCCAGCACGGTAAAGTTTGCGTTGGCTTTCTGCCCCCTCCAGCGGTGGGAGTGCTGGGCGTTCCGCTTCTTCTGCCGCTCGCTGCTGGGTCTTGTCTTCTTCCGACGCTTGGCCTTGTGCTCCTCTGGCGTGATGGGGTAGAGGTCCACCTCCATGTACCCCTCTCCGCAGAGCGTCCTCTTCTCCCGGGTATAGCTCTTCTTCATCCTGTACCCTCCTGCTGCCTTGAGCTGGTAGTGTAGTTTTCTCTTCCGTGGTCATCACCGTCACAGAAATAACGGGTATACTAGCTCCCCAAAGCGCCCGCCCGGACGCTTCATTTGAGAAAGGCGCTTTGCGCCCGGGTTGCGGCTCCCAGCGTCTGCTTCGCTGTCGCTTGCATCCTGCTGGCCGCTGCCCCAACAGCTCCTTCCTGTTTCGGCCACTGGCCGCGGTCGTCGCCGTTGCCCCTGATAGGGGAGCTGCTTTGCAGCGCCGCCGTCAGGCGGACTGCAAGGCTGAGAGGTTCACCTCTATATAAACCGATATGCCTGCCGCCGAGCTCCCTCGGCAGCACCCATCTCGCCTTATATTTTTGTCGAAGACGCCCCCGATGGTTTCCCATCGGGGGCTTACCTGTCTGTATTTTTATGGCCTTGCCGGCTTTCCCGCCGCCGCCCAGTAGCCGTAGGTCAGCTCCGGTCGGCCCTCTTTTTTGGCGATGGCGTTGTAGGTCATCAGGTCGTGGACGTCGTAGTCCAGCGGCGTCGGGTCCTTGATCCGCCGCAGCACCGGCAGCTTCGGCTTTTTGCTCTTCGGCTTGGGCGGCTTGTCGCTCCTGGCATTGTGCATGCTGACCTGCCGCACCTCTTTTCGGCAGGTCATTTTTGCGATGCCGCGCCTGTCGCAGCGCCCGCCCTGCTGGTTGTAGGCGTAGTAGGCCCCGTCGTCGTCGCCAAAGACGCCCGCCTCCCACAGCTCCCGGGACGTACCCTCGCCCAGCACGTTCCCGGCCGCATCGTAGCAGGTGTAGACGTTCATCACCCGCCCCTTCTCGCCTCGCCGGGGCTTGTCCTCCGGATGCAGCAGCTCGCTGCTGATGTCATACCTCCGGCCCCTCATCCGGTTGTTCTCGTGCTTGGCCCACTCGCTGGTGTGGTAGCCCCTCGGCACGATGCCGCTGGCCTCCAGCTCTCCGGCGGTGCCTTTTGCGAGGACTTCTCCGGTCAAGTAGTCCTTTACGGTGTAGAGATTCGTTTTCCTCATGTGTGCTCCTTCAGCTGCGCCATCGCAGCCGTAGCCTTTTCTTCCAGCTTCTTTTCGCTCAGCACCCGCAGGCTGCCCTTCCCGGCCCGGCGTCCCAGCTCCTGCATCACGGCCCGCTTCAAAAAGGCCCGTTTCTGTTCTTCGTAGTCCCGCTCGCTCTGCTTTACCCGGTCCTCGTCCGGCTGGTTGTCCACCATGATGTCTTCCTTCAGCGCGTCCTGCGCACACCGGCGCAGATGCTCCATCGCCACATCCAGCCCGTCCGCGTGACCCTCTTCGTTTACCTGCCGGTAGTTGGCCAGCGCCTCTTCCTTCAGCCGGTTCAGCCGCCCGGCGCCGAAGCCCAGCTCCTCGATGCAGGCCTCAGCGCACAGCGTCCAGACCATGCTGGCTGCCACATCTCCCGCCATCCGCAGCTGCTCTTCCCGCCGGGTGCGGGGGCTGCGCAGCACCGGCACCCGGAAATCCGGATCCACGCCCTCCGGCATCCAGCTGCGCCGCAAAGCAAGGCTCCTGTCCGTCGAGGGCATCCCCCGCTCGTTCGCTGTCATGGCCACATCCAGACTCTCCTGCCCCAGCTTTTCCGCCCGGGCCAGGATCTTGTTCAGCCGCGCCGCGCCAACGCCGAAGCTCTGGTGCAGCGCGATGAGGATGCACCACCTCGTCATCTCCGCCGTCCCCTCCCGCGTCAGATCAAGCTCTGTCGTGAGACTCATCTTGTTTTTCTTCATCTTGCTTGTACTCCCTGCACTTTTTTTCATAAAAGGAACCCGGGTTGCGGCTCCCAGCGTCTGCTTCGCTCCGCTTGCATCCTGCTGGCCGCGGCCCCAACAGCTCCTCCCTGTTTCCGCCACTGGCGGCGGTCGTCGCCGTTGCTCCCAAAGGGAGAGCCTTTGGCAGGCCGGGTAACTTTCCACTGGACGCCCAAGGCCCGATATGGCGCAAAAGGGCGGGCCTCGCTTACGGGGCCAGCGGCTTTTGGACAACGCACCTTGTCAAGCTGTCGTGAGCCTAGACAGCGGAGCACTACCGTTTCCGAGACATCGTGCTTTGCTCGTCCAGCATAGACCTGACCGACATGCCAAAGGCTCTCCCTCCGGGAGAGCTGGCGAACGAAGTGAGACTGAGAGGGCAAGCCCGGGACAAAAGAGCTTCTGCGCGGCGATAAGCAGATTCTTTGTCAGAGCGATACTATCGCTGTGTAAGAGCTGTTTGGCAGCATCCTTGCCCTCTCCGTCACCTTCGGTGACACCTCTCCCAAAGGGAGAGGCTTTGGCAGGCCGGGTAACTTTCCACTGGACGACTGAGGCTCGACAGGACGCAAAAGGGCGGGCCTCGCTTACGGGGGCAGCGGCTTCTGGACAAGCGCACCTTGTCAAGCTGTCGTGAGCCTAGACAGCGGAGCACTACCGTTTCCGAGACATCGTGCTTTGCTCGTCCAGC